CATTAAGTTTAGGAACACTATTTCCTAGCATAACAGACAAAGAAAAATCAAGTGGAACCGATAAAAATAAAAAAAAGAAGTAGGACAGTTCCATTTGGTTTTAAACAATCAAATAATCCTAATTATTTAGAACCAGTCAAAGAAGAATTAGATGCTCTTAATCAAGCAAAGGATTATTTAAAAAATTGTTCATTAAGAGAAACAGCATCTTGGCTACATAGAAAAACAGGAAGATACATATCACATGTCGGACTTAAAAAACGAATCGAAAGAAGTAGCTCCTCCGAAGCCGAAGAAAGTAATTCAAAAGAAAGCCAAGAAATCAACACAACAGATTCTAGCTCGCAGTCGTAAGAAAGTTGCAAAGGCAGAACAATCTTTAAGATCTGCCAAACAGTCAGCAGAAAATATTAAAACTAAACTGTTAACTATAGATAAATCTTTACAGGGTAAAGACACACAACTACTTACAGAAGATCAAATCGAGAGTGCTCCTAAGACTGTACAAGAGCACATAAACCAGCAAGAAGTTATCTTCAAACCTAATTCAGGTCCACAGACAGAATTTCTTGCAGCTTCCGAAAGGGAAGTATTTTATGGTGGAGCAAGAGGCGGTGGTAAATCATATGCGATGCTAGTAGACCCGCTTCGATATTGTTCCAATGCTAATCACAGAGCACTCCTAATTAGAAGGACAATGCCTGAATTGAGAGATTTAATTAATCACTCTCAACGTTTATATAGCAGGGCATTTCCAGGAGCAAAATGGAGAGAGCAAGAAAAAGAATGGCGATTCCCATCAGGGGCAAAGATAGAGTTCGGATACGCAGAGAATATGACAGACGCTTTACGTTACCAAGGTCAATCTTACACATGGATAGGAATAGACGAACTACCACAATATCATTCGCCAGATATATATAATTTTTTACGATCTTCTTTAAGGTCAGTAGATAAAAATATTCCTGTGTTCATGCGAGCCACTGGTAATCCAGGTAATGTTGGTTCACAGTGGGTACGGGAAATGTTTGTAGAGCCAGGAGAACCAAACAAATCGTTTGATGTAAATATAAATACTCCTAATGGTAATAGAACTATTACGAGAAGATTTATACCTGCTAAACTACAAGACAATCCTTATTTGATGCAGACAGATGATTATTATATCATGCTTGCATCATTACCAGAAGTACAAAGAAAACAATTTTTAGATGGAGATTGGGATGCATATGAAGACTCAGCGTTTCCAGAATTTAACAAAACAACTCACATTGTCGAACCTTTCGAAATACCTAGGAGTTGGTATAAATTCCGTGCTGCTGATTGGGGTTATTCTTCTCCTGCTTGTGTGCTTTGGTTTGCTGTGGATTATGATAACAATCTCTGGATCTATAGAGAATTGTATACCAAAAAAGTTACAGCGGATAGCTTCGCTAGACAAGTACTTACTTTAGAAAAAGGTGAGTATATACACTATGGTGTATTAGATGTTAGTACATGGGCTAAACGAGGTGATGTTGGTCCTAGTATTGCAGAGACTATGATACAACAAGGATGTAGATGGAGACCATCAGATAGATCCCCTAAAAGTAGAATTAATGGTAAACTTGAAATTCATAAAAGATTAAGAGTTGTTAATGAGCAACCAGGAATAAGAGTATTTAAAAACTGTAAAAATCTTATACGAACTTTAAGTGCATTACCAACAGATGATAAGAATCCTGAAGATGTAGATACTAATGCAGAAGATCATGCGTATGACGCTTTACGTTATGGTTGTATGAGTAGACCTACACATCCAAAATATGCAGCAAGATTCAGAGCATCATTCTCTCAAAATAATGATTATATAACAGATTCAAAATTTGGATATTAATGCCACTAAATAAAAAAGGTAAAAAAATTAAAAAAGACATGGAAAAAAGATATGGCAAAAAGAAAGGTCAATCTATTTTTTATGCTATGGAAAATTCTGGTAAATTAAAAAGTGTCAAAAAAAAGAGAAATACCAGAAGTAAGTAAAAAAAATTTTCCCTATCCATTAGTTAGGATTTATTGGGAAGACATTATCGGTGAGACTAATTGGTCCGATATAGTTGATATAAAAAAATCTAAGACAGCAATATGTTGTAGTGTTGGATGGTTGGTTAATCAAAATTCAACCACTACAGTTATAATGGCTGATTTTAGTTTTGAAGATAACAACGATATAAAGCAAGGTGGTAACTATACAACCATACCAACCAAAAATGTTTTAACAATAAAGAAAATTAAAATATAGGAGAAAACCCCATGCCAAGAAAAAAGAAAGAAAAAACTATGGAAGATATTATAGATTGTATTCGAGATGATCTAGATCTATTAGAACAAAAACTAATGGACTCTAGAGATGACGAAGATGAAGACATGGATGATGATATAGAAGATGAGGAGGACGAATAATGGAAACTAAATTTGATCCAAAAGCTAAAATTAAACAAGGTCAATTAAATACTGCTCCTGATGGCAAACAGCCTAACAGGGAACATACTAATATTGACTTTTCTCAACACACACACAGAAAACAGGAACCATTTGAATATGATCCAGATGTTCCAAGCAAATCTGGTGCTGAGCATGTACAACAGTCTTTGTTTAATATGGCTAATGAAAAAGATTATTAATAAAATATAGGAGAAAATAATATGATGAAAAGATATATGCATGGAGAACTTGCACCTGATACACCAAAAGCTCCAAATGAGCCTATGGCAATAGACCCTAATTCAAAAGTTAAACAGGGAGCTATGTCTGGTGATGGTAATGATAAGAAAGGTAAATCAAAATCAAAAGTAGATCCAGCAATTTTTAGAATGGCTGAAGAAAGAGATTACTAATGCCAGGTGAAAAGGTAGAAGATAATTTAAACTACGCAGAGAAAAAAATGCAAAGACAAACTGCTGGTAGTATAGAATCTATACTTAAAAAAATTGAAAAAGCTGGTACACCTCAAGATTTTGAAAAATTAGAAAGTTTAATTCCAGGTTCTACTAGAAGTATAAAAAAAGGAACTATGTCTTTATACGGTTTAAATAGATCTGTAATCAATAAATTTTTAAAAAGTTCAAAAGATATTTAATGATGGAAAAAGATAAAACTAAAAATGGAGGCTACGAAGCCGAAGGTAATCCTCTAGTTGGTTTAGTACGAAGTAAATTTCAACAAGCTGAAACATCTAAAGTCTATGATGAAAAAAGATGGTTAAAGGCTTATAGAAACTACAGAGGAATATACGGACCTGAAATGGCATTTCGTGAAAACGAAAGGTCTAGAGTTTTTGTTAAAATAACAAAGACTAAAGTATTAGCTTCGTTTGGTCAAATTATAGAAGTTTTATTTTCACAGGGTAAATTTCCATTAGGTGTAATGCCTACTTCTGTACCCGAAGATATTGCAGCTAAAGCACATTTAAAGCAAAAGCAACAAGAGCCAATGCCTCAACCTGATGCATATGGTTTTAATGGTGATGGTAGAGCAATTCCTCCAGGTGCAACTGCTGATGACCTAATGAAAAATATTGCACAAGAATACTCTAATTTAGGTTTTACAGAAGGACCTGCACCAGCTGGTGAACCACAAATAGAACCAGCAAGAAAAGCTGCAGAAGCAATGCAAAAATTATTGCATGATCAATTAGAAGAAAGTAGAGCTATTACAATTATGCGTCATGTATTTTTTGAAATGGCATTACTTGGCACAGGAGTATTAAAAGGTCCATTTACAGATTTAAAAGAATATAATTCATTTGATACTGCAGAAGATGATGAAGGTAATGAAATAAACATTAGAGTTAAAAAAATTAAAACTGTACCTTCAATAGAAGCTGTATCTTGTTGGGATTTTTATCCAGATCCAAATGCAACAAGTATAAATGACTGTGATTATGTTATTCAACGACATTCTTATAATAAGCAACAGTTTCAAGATTTAATGGATAAACCAATGTTTAATGCTGAAGCAGTACAAGAATGTTTAGAGATGGGTCCAAATTATCAAACAAGAGGTTTTGAATCATCTTTATATGATAAAGAAAATATTACAAGTATTTATAAAAATAGATTTGAAGTTCTAGAATATTGGGGTGTCATAGATAAAAAAACTGCAGATGAATGTGGTTTAACATACGAAGGAACAGGAGATGTAGTATCTGTTAATGTATGGATTTGTGGTAATAAAGTTTTAAGAATGGTAGAAAATCCATTTACACCAAATCGTATACCATACTTAGTATGTCCATATGAATTAAATCCTTATCAATTTTTTGGTGTAGGCATTCCAGAAAATATGGAAGATTCACAAATAGTTATGAATGGCCATGCAAGAATGGCTATTGATAACTTAGCACTAGCAGGTAATTTAGTATTTGATGTTGATGAAACAATGCTAGTACCTGGTCAGGATATGAAAGTATTTCCTGGTAAAATATTTAGAAGACAAAGTGGTCAAACAGGACAAGCTGTACATGGAGTTAAATTTCCCAATACAGCATACGAAAATTTACAAATGTTTGACAAGTTTAGACAAATTGCAGATGAAGCAACTGGTATACCTTCATATTCACATGGAGCAACAGGTGTACAATCTACAACAAGAACTGCATCAGGTATGTCAATGCTTATGGGTGCAGCAGCATTAAGTATTAAAACAGTTATCAAAAATATTGATGACTATTTATTAAAGCCCCTAGGAGAATCATTATTTTATTGGAACATGCAATTTAATGAAGATACTCCACATATCAAAGGTGATCTAGAAATCAAAGCACAAGGAACTTCTTCGTTAATGCAAAAAGAAGTTAGATCTCAAAGATTAATGACATTCATGCAAACTGCATCTAATCCTGCACTTGCACCGTTTGTTAGATGGCATACATGTTTAACTGAAATTGCTAATC